GTCTACCAATTTGTCTACAATTATGTCAGAATCAAGATATGAAACCGCAGTCAATACTTTATCCTTAACAGCTTGAGATACGAAACTGGGTTTTCTCTCTGCACCCATCACAAAGAATTGTCTATAATTCGATGCGATTTTAAGATACTTGCAACCTGTTTCTGTTTTCCAGAATTGTTCTTTTGCTTCTACATTGTCACCTGCTAGAATCAATGCCGCACTAGCATCACGTTCTAGCACAAGGCAATAGGCAATTCGCAACATCCATGTAGAATCGAATTGCTTACCAATTACATCCTTAGTCAATCGTACTGTTTCAAGTGTCTCTTCCGCGATATCATACAATGCTTCAATACTTAGGTCTGTATCATTCGCAGAGCGATTATGTGACAGATACACTTTTCTCACTACCGCGTTCTGCAAGCCTTCGATAAAGTCTTTTACAATGCCAACTCCTTTTGGAGTTGCAATAAAGCCTTGCACGAAGTTATCTGTTAGTTCAGGCAGTTGGCAGAATTGCGAAACTTTACCGGCCTCTTTTGCCTCTGCACCTTTTACAATCACGCGACAAAACCGATTACCTAACTCAGGCGCCCAATTAGCTGGCATTGTTGCCAGTGGTTTCAAAGTGTAAGTATTTACAATGCTATTAGCAATGTTAGCGGCTTGTTGAAACTCAGTTACTTGATTCATTTTAGTTGCTCCATAAAGAAAAGAAAAAATGTTACCTACTACAGTTAAAACAATATCAGGTTAAGCTTACAATAACCTTACAGTTACATCATTCAGCTAAAATACTTAATGCCCAAATACATAACCCAAACCATGTAACACTAACTAACAACCAGTTATACCATTTCATAGTATGAAACCCTCCAAACCGGCTTGGCCTTGTGCCTCACCTATGACTACAGTATATACCATACCCCACAAAAAGCAAGAAAATTATTCAACTATTTCAAGATAAAATACTTACACCAACCTTACAATCTACACCAATCTACACCAATTACAAAAGCGAATGAGAATGATAATCAATACAGGGGGTAGGGGCTTTTTTGGTTTTCTGATCCGCTTAGATCGACTAGACCCTACCAATTTTTTCTAAAGTTTTTTACAAATTACAAGATCCCAACTTAACTTAACATATCTCTCTCACATATAATTACCTACATCTTAACACAGATTGGAATCTTGGTATGTCTACCAACCTTAACACCTCTACAGAATCTCGCGCTCTAACTCTGTTGGGGCAAGGTATTCCACCCAATATAGTTGCAGCATCTCTTGGAGTTACTGAATCTCGCATCTCCCAATTAGTTTCTGATCCGAATTTTGCAGCAGAAGTTGCCGAACTTCGATTCTCTAATTTACAGAAACATAACGAAAGAGATAACAAATACGATACATTAGAAGATAAATTAGTACAGAAACTAGAAGATTTATTACCACTAATGATGCGACCTATGGAAGTATTGCGCGCCATTCAAACTATTAACGGTGCGAAACGGCGCGGAGCTTCTGCACCTGATTCAATTACACAACAACAAACAATTATTAATCTCACAATCCCAACCCAAATTATACAAAAATTTAGAACTAATTCACAGAACCATGTTGTAGAAGCTGGTGAACAAACTCTACTAACATTACAATCCTCTACTCTACTTAACAAATTTAAAACCTCAGAAAATATAAATGGAAAGGAGGTAGCTTCCAATGACTCTACAAGACTTATTGAAGCATCCGCGCTCTAACACAGTTTCAACTCAAAAGGTAGAAACAAACTTAGAGACACAGCGAGCCAAAACTGCACAACTTATTGCAGCTAATAAAGCTGTTGCAGCAAAGATTCTTAAAGACACTTTATTAAGAATTGATTCGAATAACTCTGTTACCACAGAAAAAGAAAGAAAGATATGGATCTAGGTTTCACATCTGAAGAATTGCGAGAGCATTATGTTGAACCTGTAGAGCAAGTCCAAATTGAGCAAGTAACTGAGGCAGCATTCCACACCACAGAAATCCAAGATATGTCGAGAACTTCTCTCGATTTTCTTGCAGGTATGGCAATGCCAACTGTATTTAAGTATTTCTATCCTCCAGTATTTGTTTCAGTTTGGGCTTGGCTCTCCAGTTTTGCAACTAAGACACGAGACTTCTCACAACTCGCTCTCGGCTTACCTCGTGGTTTTGGTAAAACAACTCTAATTAAATTATTTGTACTCTGGTGTATTCTATTTACAAATAAGAAATTTATCCTAATTATCTCCTCTACAGCCACACTAGCAGAGAACTTTCTCTCAGACGTAGTAGATATGTTAGATGAACCTAATATTAAATCTGTATTTGGTGACTGGAGATTAGGTCTTGAAAAAGATACGCAGTCTATTAAGAAATTTGGTTTTCGTGGACGTAATATCATTCTTGCTGGTCTTGGCGCTGGTACAAGTTTGCGTGGTCTTAATCTTAAGAATGAGCGCCCAGATGTAATGGTATTTGAAGATATTCAAACTCGTGAGTGTGCAGATAGTGCAGTACAATCTGATACTCTAGAGCGTTGGATGATTGGTACAGCAATGAAAGCAAAATCTCCAATGGGATGTTTGTTTATTTTTGTTGCCAATATGTACCCAACTAAACACTCATTACTACGTAAACTAAAAAATAACTCAGCTTGGACTAAATTTATTGCAGGTGGAATTCTCTCAGATGGCTCCTCACTTTGGGAAGAATTGCAACCAATTAAACAGTTAGAATCTGAATTTAAGAATGACTTAGAAATGGGTCACCCAGAAATTTTCTATGCAGAAGTATTAAATGATGAGAATGCATCCTCTAACAATTTAATTGATCTTAGTAAATTACCTAACTTACCCTATGAAAACGGTGATATACATCAAGGTAATTTTATTGTAATCGACCCTTCCGCTGCAAAACAAAATTCAGATAATGTAGCAATTGGTTATTTCGAAGTATACGACTCTTATCCAGTTTTGCGATCCCTTGTTAACGAAAAGCTCTCACCAGGGGATACTATCGCAAAAGCTTTAGAGCTTGCTTTAACTAATAATTGCCGTCTTATTGCAATTGAATCTGTTGCATACCAATCTACACTAGCTTATTGGTTTAAATTCATATGTGAACAAAGAGGTATTATAGGTATTGAAGCAGTTGAAATATATCCGGGAGGTTACTCTAAAAACTCTCGTATTCTTTCAATGCTTAAATCCTATTCTGCTGGAGAAGTATTTGTTTCGACAGAATGTAAACCAGAAGTTCATTTACAAATCACACAATGGAATCCTCTTAAAAAGGATAACGTAGATGATATCTTAGATCTACTCTGTTATGCTCCAAAAGTAATTGAACTTTACGGTGAATTCGTAGTAGCTTGGACACAGATCACACAACAAGATGGATCGTTAATTGAAGTATTACCTGCTACATCAAACTCCTCATTTTAGTGAGAACAAAATCAAATGGCATCTAACACACCTACAATAGTACCTAAGAAAGCACAGTCAGGTATTGTTGAGTACGCTAAAGCTGCATACACTTCTATGAATTCCACTTGGGATTTACGAAGTAAAATGGAAGCTTTAGATCGCGCCTATATGAGAGAACAAGATCTCTCTAAAGAGAATGCACAAGCTAAACGCGCAAATGCATACGGAGATAAAACTAAGTTTCAAAATATTACAGTTCCAGTTGTGTTACCACAAGTTGAAGCTGCTGTAACTTACCAATCTTCTGTGTTTCTAACTGGTACTCCTATTTTCGGTGTTGTATCCAATCCGCAATTTATTGATCAAGCGTTGCAGATGGAAACAATCATTGATGAACAATCTATTCGCGGCGGTTGGGTTCGCGAACTTATGATGTTCTTCAGAGATGGATTTAAATATAATCTCTCTGCTGTAGAAGTTAGTTGGGAAAATCAAGTTACTGCTGCACTAGAAACTGATCTAGCATTTTCTCCTACAGAAGCTAAACCAAAACAAATCATTTGGTCTGGCAATAAAGTTAAGCGTCTAGACCCATACAATCTTATTTTCGATACACGAGTTAATCCTGCAGAAATGCACACAAAGGGTGAATTCGCTGGTTACGATGAGCTTATGTCTCGTATCCAACTAAAAGCATACATTGCTTCTTTACCAGATAAAATGGTAGATAACATTGTACCAGCTTTCGAATCTAATTTTGGTGGGATTGGTAATGGTGCTGGTGTTAGTTCATTCTACATTCCAGACATTAACCCTTCTGCTTCAGTAAATAAAACTAGATTTGGCAGTTTCAATTGGTCTGCTTGGGCAGGAATGACAGATCAAAACGGTAAAATCAATTACAAAGATTGTTACCAAGTTACCACATTATATGGTCGCATTTTACCTTCTGATTTTGGTTTGAAAGTACCTGCTGCAAATACTCCACAAGTTTGGAAATTTGTAATTGTTAATGGCTCAGTTCTATTATATGCAGAACGTCAAACTAATGCACACGGCTATTTGCCAATTCTATTTGGACAACCTTTCGAAGATGGTTTAGGTTATCAAACTAAATCTCTTGCAGAGAACGCATTAGGTTTCCAAGATATTACTTCTGCAATGTGGAACTCTGTGATTGCAGCTAGACGTAGAGCAATTTCTGATCGCGGTATTTACGATCCTTCTCGTATTGCATCAGAACATATTAACAACGATAATCCAGCAGCTAAGATTCCAGTTAGACCATCTGCTTACGGTAAACCAGTTGGTGATTCTTATTATCCAATTCCATTCCGCGATGATCAATCCGGTGTGTTAATGCAAGAGACAGAACAAATCTTGCGAATGGCAGATAAAGTATCTGGACAGAATCCTGCTAAACAAGGTCAGTTTGTTAAGGGTAATAAGACACGACAAGAATTTGATACTATTATGGGTAATGCCAATGGTAGAGATCAAATGATTGCAATGTCGTATGAGGCACAAGTATTCTCACCTATGAAAGAGATGTTGAAACTTAACATTCTCCAATACCAAGGTGGTACCTCATTATACAATCGTGAAACACAACAAGTAATTCAGATTGATCCAGTAGAATTGCGTAAAGCAGTTGTTGAATTTAAAGTATCAGATGGTCTAACTCCTTCTGATAAACTTATTGGATCTGATGTATTACAAGTTGCGTTACAAATGATTGGCTCTTCGCAACAGATTGGACAAGCTTATAATATTGGCCCAATGTTCTCGTATTTTATGAAAACACAAGGTGCTAGGATTACTGAGTTTGAAAAGTCTGCTCCTCAATTAGCTTATGAGCAAGCATTAGGTGCGTGGCAACAAGCTACACTAGAGATGGCAAAACAAGGAGTTACACAATTCCCTCCACAACCTTTGCCAGAACAGTATGGTTATCAGCCACAAGGTTTGGGTGCTACTAAAGAAAACACTGTAGCGCAAACTCAACAAGCACCTGCGCCAACTGCTTAATTAAATTAAATAGAAAGCAATACAATGCAACCTAATATCAGTTCAAGTTTTCTTAAATATGATCTGACAGAAGCAGAGCTCAAAGCGGGCTCTGTTTTTACCTTAGATCAGCGTGCAGTAATTCAAAACTTAATAGCCGATGCGGCAGAGGAGAAGTTAGCATTAACATTTGACCCAAGTAATCCAGCAGTATTCACACAACGTGAGGCCGAACTCACTGGACAAATCGGCATTTTGAAGTACCTACTTGATCTACAATCCCAATTTAAGGAGTAACTTAACATGAGCATTTTTGATACACTATTTGGTGGTAACAATTCGAATCAACAGCAACAACAGCAACAACAGCAAACACCTCCACCGCAAAATCAGAATCAAAATAATGGTGCTGGTCAGCCTGGTAATATTCCACCAAATCCAAATACTAATACAGCTAATACCCCCGGTGCAGCTCCTAATGGTGTTATTCCAGATAATACAAATCAGAATGGGAATGGCGAACCAACATCCCAGCTTGATAACTTTAACACCCTCTGGCAACCTAATGAAGGTGGAAATAACGAACCACAACCTCTTATTAACGTAGATCCTAAGTCTCTTGCAGAAGCTGCATCGAAAACTAACTTTGTTAAGATGATTCCACCAGAACAACTGAAAGCAATTTCAGAAGGTGGTGAAGGTGCAATGCAAGCATTTGCCTCTGCAATGAATAAAGTTGCACAAGGTGTCTACGCACAGTCTGCATTTGCTACAACTCGAATTGTTGAGCAAGCAGTTGCCAAAGCTCAGGAGCGCTTTACTTCTGAGATTCCTAACCATGTTAAGAAGCTTCAAGTTTCTGAATCACTCCGTAACGAAAACCCAGCACTAAATCACCCAGCAGCATCTCCAATCCTAGGCGCAATTGAATCTCAACTAACGGTTAAGCATCCTAATGCCTCCTCAACTGAGATTAAGAATATGGCCATGCAGTATCTTGATCAATTTGCTTCTGCTATTAACAAACCTAAAGAGCAGAAAAAACTTGAACAAGAAAACAAAGCTAATCAGGGAACTGATTGGTCAACGTTTATTCAGTAATAACTTTTAAATCAAATAGGAAACTAATATGACTGTTGGTATTTTTAATACTACTCAATTCACGCAAGATCACGCCGCTAAGTCGTTTGCTGGTATGATCACTCGACTAATGCCGAATGGTTCTGCACCTCTGTTCGGTATGACTTCGATGCTTGATAGTGAAACTGCTGTTGCAATCGAACATGGTTTCTTCACCAAAACTATGTTGTTCCCTGAAATGACTCTGAATGCTGCTGTAGCCGATGGCGCTGCAACTACTTTCACTGTTGTTTCTACTGCTAACATTCTGCCAGGCATGATTTTCCGTGCTGATACTACTGGCGAAAACATCATTGTTAACACTGTTCCATCTGCAACTTCTATTACTGTTTCGCGCGGTGTAGGTACTGTTGCTGCTGCTGCAATTGGCAATGCTGTTAAACTGTTCCAAGTTGGTAACGCTTACGAAGAAGCTTCGAATCGTCCAAGCGCACAACAAGTTCAGCCAGTTCGTATTACTAACCTTACTCAGATTTTCCGTAATACTTGGACTATCTCGGATACGGTTCGTGCAACTCAAATGATTGCTGGCGACGGTAATACTGCTGAGTCGCGTCAAGATTGTGCTGGCTTCCACGCTACTGCAATTGAAACTGCTCTGCTGTTTGGTCAGAAATCTAGTGGTACTCGTAACGGTCAACCGTTCCGTACTATGGATGGCCTGATTAGTATTGTTGGTAATCTGTCGTACTACCCAGCTTCGTATAGCACTGCTAACGTAACTACTCTGGGTGGCACTACTAATTACACGCAACTGGAAGCTGCACTTGATCCAGTATTTAACCAAGCTACTGATCCAAAGGTTGCTAATGAACGTGTTCTGTTTGTTGGTGGTGCTGCTAAGCGTGTTCTTAATAACATTGGCCGCCTCAACGGTACTTACCAACTTGTTGATGGTCAGACAAACTACGGTCTGCAATTCAGCACGTTTAAAACAGCCCGTGGTACCTTCCGTCTAATCGAACATCCACTGTTCAACACCAATGCTTCGTGGAGCAAAATGGCTGTTGCAGTTGATCTTTCGACATTTAAGGTTGCTTACCTTGGCGATCGTAAAACTCAGAATCAAGAGTTCGGTGCTAATGGTGCTGCTGCTGATGATGGCATTGATGCAATCGGTGGTACTCTGACTACGGAAATGACTTGCGTAGTTAAGAATCCTCCAGCTAACGCAGTGCTGTATAACTTCACTGCTGCTGCTGCAGGCTAAGTTAGGCTAATACACTTTAATAGTGTAAACTAGTTTCTGGTAGGTTCTAGAATAAATAAAACCTACCACTCCCAACTGTTTTACAAAACCGAATAAGGAATCTAGAAATGGCAATTCAGAAATTGTTTAAGTCGCGTATGCCTTCGTGCCAATACTTTTTTGTAGATGGTAGTCGCGCTGACTTTGTAAGTGGTCGTTTTTCAACTGACGACGAAGATAAAATTGCACAACTTGATGCAGAGATTAAAAAGAATCATCCTCATATCTATGTTGATGATAACGAAGTAGAAGTAGATACTGAGAAACAAGATCCGCTTGAGCATTTAAGAACTAAGTTTATTGCAGAATATCTCAAAGAGCAGGAAGCTAAAGTAGGTACTAATTTCGGCACCACTTCTGCAGATGCAAAAGCAGGTATGTTGACTACTGCAAAACTTGATCCAGAAGCTGCAAAAGAAAGTCTGTCTGCTTCGATTAAAGTAGGTTCGAAATAAGTCTTAATTTAAAAGGGTAAAATAGAATGTCAGTTTTCACCGAATTGTGTGATGAAGTTTACACACTAACTAACCGTCCTGATCTGATTGCAGAAACTAAGATGGCGGTGAAAGCTGCCACTCTAAAAGCGCATCAGTCAGATTTGTTTTACAAAGATATCTATGAGGCTGGTATCTCATTTGGTTCATCCGAATTTATCCAGACTCTAGAATATCGAAATGTAATCCCTAAGTATCGTCAATTAAAATATATAAGAAAAACAGATCTTGCAGGTACTCCAGGTAAATTTATAGAAGTAATCACTCCAACTACTGCACTAGATAAATATGGTAGTGCAAAAGAGGATGTGTGTTACGCAGCAGGTGAAGTGATTCAAATTAAATCCTCCACATTGCTACAGTATATTCTATTCGGATGTTATGTAAATCCGGATATTACAGAATTAGGATATAATTCTTGGATCGCATTAGATCATCCTTACGCAATTATATTCGAAGCTGCAGCAACTGTTTATAAAGCAATTGGTCAAGATGATCAAGCTACCACTTTCCGAAATATGGTAGGCGAACAGATTGCAATGCTTAAGGCTTCTAATATCGAAGTAGAAGGCACATAAAATGGGGCGCACCTACAGTACTAAATGTAGGAACTAGGTTGATAACACAAAAGATTTTAGGTGAGAAGCATTTAGGTGGAGAGGGCGAATCATTCCACGATTGGTTATTGAAACCAGATACATATTATCTATTCTCAATTCAGAATGTGAGTGGAGCATCAATTGATATTGTATACAGTTTTGATTGGATAGAAGTCTCAATTTAATTTTAATAGGTATTTAGAAATGACAGCATCCATTTGGGCACCAGGTTCTACCAATGTCCCATCTGTTGATCCAGCTTCGCAACTCTTATCGCAGAGTTTTGTTGCTACTGAAGGTCAAACAGATTTCGTAATTACTCAATTCACATATTCAATTAACTCTGGCGCACTGACTGTTTATGTTAATCGTGCAAAACTAGATCACCAGTATGTGACAGAATTAAATACTACTACATTCCGCATTCCTGCTTGTGAAGTAGGTGATGATGTTGAAGTAGTAGGTAATGTGGCAATTGAAGATCCAAGTCTGTATGCTGATGCCGCTGCCGCCTCTGCACTAGAGGCATTAGGTTATAAGAATCAAGCAGAAACATATAAGAATGATGCCGCTGCTTCTGCTAGTAATGCAGACATAAGCGAGGCAACTGCATTAGGTTATGCTAATTCTGCGGCAACCTCTGAATCAAATGCATTAACTTATAAAGGACAAGCAGAAACAGCTAAAGTTGCAGCCCAGTTAGCAGAGGCTAATGCAAAGGTGTCAGAAACTACTGCTGTATCTGCAATGAACTCTGCTGTAAATGCGTCTAATGCTGCTGTTGCTGCTGCATCTAATCCTAATGTAATAGCAGTAGGTCAAGATCTACTAGAACCAGTATCTGAGATTGAGGTTGTAGGTAATAATATTGCAGCAGTAAATACAGTTGGAGCTAATATTCCTGCTATTACTAATGTAAATAGTAATATGCCAGTAATTGTTGATGCTCCTGTACAAGCCGCTAATGCTGCTGCATCTGCAGTGGCTGCTCAAAACGCCTCACTATCTGTTAACAACACTTTAAATCAATTTGTAAATCTACAATACCTACAGGATTGGGGATTTATTTATGATACACCAACAACCATAACTGACTATGGAGTCTTAGTATGACAACTGCAATTAAACGACGTCGCGGTACTACTGCACAACACTCTACATTTACTGGACTTGAAGGTGAGATTACTGTAGATACTACAAAAGATACAGCAGTAGTTCATGACGGAGCAACTGCTGGTGGTTTTCCTTTATTGCGTCAAGATCTCAGTAATAATACTGATGTAGTTACAGTTAATGGTGCACAGGCTCTTAACAATAAGACGTTTGGCACTGTAGATATTAATAGTGGTACTGTAGATGGTACAGTTATAGGTTCTTCATCTCCTGCTGCAGGTACATTTACAGCACTTTCTGCGGATAGTATTGTATCCAAATCTCTTACCGTAGCTCAAGATATTACTTGGACACAAGCAACTGATTCCTATAGTCGCACAAGTGGAATTCCTGCATCTACTGTAGTAGTAACTGATGTACATCGTAATATGCGTCGCTGTTTGGTACGAGATGATCTAACAGTAAACTATTACCTTGATGCCTCTAATTCTGCCCTCAAACTAGATGGATCTGCTTCTGTATTAACAGGTGCTGATGGTCAGGTTATGGTAGAGATTCCTAGGTTTTATGTTAAGTTTACTCCAGGAGCAAGCAGAAATTACTCTGTATCATTACTTCCTGCACCAGGTTACACAGTACATCCGGCATTTATTAAAGACGGAGTTGAAGTTCCATTTAGATATTACGGTGCATATACTGCTTGTGTGTTTGATGGCACTGTATATGAATCTGGCCTAAACTACGATAACAACTGGACTGCTGGACAAAACTGGAGTGCTAACGGATCTGCAGCTAAATTAGCTTCTATATCTGGAGTATATCCTGCAGTTGGAGCAACTCGTGCAAACTTTAGAACTCTTGCCGCTAATAGAGGCACAGGTTGGAGACAACTTGATTTCTATCTAGAGCATGCTGTGCAGTTATTGTATCTAGTCGAATATGGTAGTTTTAATTCTCAGGCAAAATTAGGTGACGGTAACGTTGCAGTGAGTACCGGATACTCTGCAGCTTCTTCTGGTAATCAGATAGATTCTCCGCACAGTGTTGCAGGTAAGTCTAACTCGTTAGGTAATAGTTCTACAAATACTACTTCCGGTGCATCCAGTACTGCAAGAGATACTGCATTTATGTC